CTATTAAAAGTAGAAAGCCTGGTAAATTAGATTCTCTACCAGATTTGGGTGGTAAGCAAGGATTTACACCTCCTGTAGGTGGACCTCATGTTGCGGCTGCAGCTTTAGGACTTCAAGCATATAATACCGCTGATGCAACTAGAAAATCTGCACCTAAGTTCCCAACAACCGCAAAAGAAGTTAAGAAAGGTGAAACTTATTACGATCCTAAAACCCGTGTAGGATCTTCGCAAAGATTTGCTCAAAGAAAGAAAGTTGGTCCTGGAATTGTTGGTCCTGGAAAAGTTGGAACAGAAGCACAATCTTTTGATAAGGCATATGGTGCGGCAAAGGCAAAAGGTGGTATGGGATCAACCTTTAAGTGGAAAGGAAAGGACTATAAAGTTTCTTGATAATAAATAACTAAAAACAAAAAAAAATGGAAGCAAACGACGTTAGAAATTTAATGGAAGCATATACTTCCGTTTATTCTCCTCAAGAAGAAGTGGAGCAACTTGATGAAATTACTCGTTCTATGGGTAGAAGGGCAACGGAATATAGGAGAAATCAAGAACAAGATGCTCATATGAAACGTGTGAATGCTCATCAGGAAAAGATGAAGAATGATCCTGAGTATCGTGAGAAGCACGAAAACGCAAGAAAAGTTCATCAAAAAGATCAAAATGAATCATATGACCTTTTTGACACTATTCTTGAGTACCTAGTTGCTGAAGGTTATGCTGATACTAATCAGAATGCTCTCGTTATTATGGCAAATATGAGTGAAAAGTGGAGACATAGTATTATTGAACAGTCTGCTATTGGTGCAAGAGCTGCTAAAGTGGTTGATGATCAAAGGCAAGGATATCACGGTGATATGGATGCTATAAACAAAATGAGTAACGATCTTTCTAAATCTATGGGTAGATTGAAAAGAGGACAAGGTCCAGTAGTTACACCAGGACTTCCTGGAGTCTGAGACCACTTTTTAAACTGACACACAAGAGGGTCTCACCACCCTCTTTTTTTGTATAATATGGGTATAAGACATAAATCAAATGCCAGTCAATCACGAAATCAAGTCCCACCTTGCCCGCCTGCTTGCCACTGAAGATCTTGTGGTTGAGCACAAGAAGGTAGAGACTGCCTGTTTTAATGTTCATACCCGTGTGCTCACGCTTCCTATGTGGGAACGTGCTAGCAGCACCGTCTATGACCTTCTGGTTGGGCACGAAGTGGGACACGCTTTGGAAACTCCTGATGAGGATTGGACTGAGAATCATAAAGTTCCTCCTCAGTTTGTGAACGTGGTTGAGGATGTGCGTGTTGAGAAACTAATGAAGCGCCGATATCCTGGCCTTGCAAAGACCTTTTACAACGGTTACAGGGAACTCCAAGATCAGGATTTCTTCTCTGTTGCTGATGATAATGTCAACGAATATAATCTTGCAGATAAGGCAAATCTTTACTTCAAGGTTGGCAACTTCTTGAAGATTGATTTTACTGATAAAGAACAGGAAATTATTAATCTGATTGGTTCTGCCGAAACTTTTGAGCAGGTTCTTGATGCTGCAGAGGTTCTGTACAACTTCTGTAAGCAAAAACAGGAGGAAGAAACTTCTATTAATATGGATTCTCCAGAAAGTCAAACTAGCGGATCTTCTTCTAATTCTGGTTCTTCTGATTTTGAGGATCAAGAGGAAGGTGATAATGATGCTGAAGAAACTGGTGGCAATAATCAACCCAGTTCAAATCAAGATGTTGGTGAGAATAAAACTATTTCAGAAAATCAACAAACTACTCCTCAGGGTGCTGAGAAGAATGATCCTGAAGTGAAGACGATGGAGTCTCTTGAGGAATCTATTAAGAACCTTGCTTCCCATAGTATTCAAGAGAATACTTATGTTGAAATTCCTAAACTTGATCTAAACAAAATTATTATTCCTAATAAGGAAATTCACGATAATTGTAAGAAGTATTGGGATAACCATATTGAAAATACTGGTCTTACTCACCACTTTCTTTTTGGAAATTCTGATAAAGATTTTACCGAATTCAAACGTAATGCTCAAAAGGAAGTCAACTATCTGGTGAAAGAGTTTGAGTGTCGTAAGGCAGCAGACTCCTATGCCCGTGCTACAACTGCTCGTACTGGAGTTCTGGATTGCTCCAAACTGCATAGTTACAAATATAATGAGGATCTGTTCAAGAAAGTAACCACACTTGCTAACGGTAAGAATCACGGTCTTGTGTTCATTCTGGATTGGTCTGGATCTATGCAGGATGTAATGCTTGATACTGTTAAGCAACTCTTTAACCTAATGTGGTTTTGTAAGAAGGTTTCTATTCCTTTTGAGGTTTATGCCTTTACTTCAGATTATCCTATTGTTTCCTACGATCAGAATGGCAAATTCCAAGATCGCCGTGAGGGTGCATATAAAAAGCGTGATGGACTTCTTCAGGTTTTTGAATGGTTCTCTCTGATGAATCTTTTCACTAGCAAAGTGAATGGTAAAACTCTTGAGGAACAAATGAAGAATATCTACCGTATCGCTAAGTGTGTGGGTAGGTATTATGGGCATTATCCTATTCCTACGGGTCTTTCTCTTTCTGGTACTCCCCTGAATGAGACTATGATCGCCCTTCACGAAATTCTTCCTAAATTCCAGAAGGAAAACAAACTCCAGAAGGTTCAGTGTGTTGTTCTTACTGATGGTGAAGGACAACCACTTAAGTTTCATAAGGAGTTCAATCGCAAATGGGAAAAAGAACCTTATCTTGGTTTGAATTCTGTTGATTCCACTACGATTCTCAGGGATCGTAAAACTGGACATACCTATTCTATGGGTGCAGATTGGTGGAATACTACTGATGTTCTTCTTCGGAATCTTCGGGACAAGTTTACTGATATTAACTTTATTGGCATTCGTGTTCTTGAAAGTCGTGACTCTGGATCTTTTATCCGCCGATATTGTGGATTTTATGGTGATGAGTATGATAGGGTGATGAGTAGTTGGAAAAAGGAGAAATCTTTTTCTCTGAAGAATACTGGATATCATACTTATTTTGGTCTTTCTTCAAATGCTCTGTCTCAAAATACAGAGTTTGAAGTTGCTGAATCCGCTTCTAAATCGCAAATTAAAACTGCTTTTGTAAAGAGTCTTAAGATCAAAAAAATGAACAAAAAGGTTCTTGGTGAGTTTATTGAACTTGTTGCTTAATAAATAATAATAGAAGAATTCTATTACGATAAATGAGTAGATTTACAGATTTATTCCAGAAACCAGAACCTGTTTTAGAAGTGCCAACAGTAGTTGCTCCAGTTACTGTTGCTCCAGTAGAAAAAAAAGTAGTTGAAGAAGTTGTTGCAGAAAAAGCGGCACCTAAGAAAAAGTGACCTTTTCCTAAGGTCACTTCTTAAACTGTCACAGGGGGCACGCCGTTGCCCCCTTTTTGCTTGTATAATAACTTCAGTTAAACAAAACAACCCAACTTCATTATGCCTCGCAAATCTTCCGTGAACGACGAAGCACTCATCGCAAGCATTCAAGAACTCTATGGATCTGAGATTACTTCTGGTGATCTCAAAGGTTTCTGTGCTTCTCGTAGTCTGAACTATCAGACTATTACTCGCCGTCTTGAGCAGTATAAGACTTCTCGTGGGCGTTGGAATCTGGAAGTGACGCAAGAACGTGTTGAAGAGATTGAGCGTTCTTATAGTGCTCCTGCCGTTCTTCCTGCTGCTGAACAAAACCTTATTCCTGATAAAGATGATACCTTCGTCAAGTTTGGTAACTTTGCTGATATTAAAAAAATTATTCAGTCCCGTCTTTTTTATCCTACGTTTATTACGGGTCTTTCGGGTAATGGTAAAACGTTCTCTGTTGAGCAGGCGTGTGCTCAACTTAAGCGTGAACTGATTCGTGTAAACATTACAATTGAAACTGATGAAGACGATCTTATCGGGGGTTTCCGCCTTGTTGATGGGAATACTGCTTGGCACAACGGTCCCGTTATTGAGGCACTTGAGCGAGGAGCAATCCTGCTTCTTGATGAAATTGACCTTGCCAGCAACAAAATCCTGTGCCTACAGTCCATTCTTGAAGGCAAAGGTATCTTCTTGAAGAAGATTGGGCGCTGGATTAAACCCGCTGCTGGATTCAACGTATTTGCCACTGCAAACACCAAGGGTAAGGGTTCTGATGATGGCAGGTTCATCGGCACCAACGTTCTCAATGAGGCGTTCCTGGAGCGTTTCCCTGTGACCTTTGAGCAGTCCTATCCTGCACCTTCTGTGGAGCAGAAAATTCTTGAAGGCATCGCTCTGGACCTTGGCGTGGAGGACCGTGACTTCTGTAAGCGGTTGGTTGACTGGGCAGATATTATCCGCAAGACCTTCTACGATGGTGGCATTGAGGAAATCATCAGCACCCGCCGCTTGGTTCACATCATCCGTGCCTACAGTATCTTCCAAGATAAAGCAAAGGCAATCCAAGTTTGTGTGAATCGTTTTGATGACGAAACCAAGCAAGCATTCCTTGAACTGTATGACAAGGTGGATGCTGATTTCAAAATGCCTTCACAACCTGAACTGACTGTAGAATATATTGACGAACAGCAAGCAAACTGATAGAATACTAGGAGGTAAATGTGCCTCCTCTTTTTTAATCTTTTACTATGAAAACTTATGTCCGAAATGCCTGATAAAAAAGAAAATGATACTCTAATGTTTGGGGATACGACAATTTATGGGGGATCTTCAACTGATACAATTTATTTTGGTGCTACTCAACCAACGCAAGATTTCTGGGAATATGATGGTATTAGTTTGACTGGAAACCCTTTTTATGCAACTGATCTGATCAACTTTAATTCTTATAAAGAAAATAAAATGCCCGAAGAAACAAACAAAAACGGTTTTTGGAAATACAACGAAGATAAAATTCTGAAACAACTTGAAGAATATATTGCCAGTACGTATAGGCAACATTATGTTGACCGAACTGGTGGTGGGAAAGAGCAAACTCTTGATAAGATTAAACACAACCGTCGTGAGGGTTTCTGCGCTGGTAATGTCACCAAGTATATTGATCGATATGATACAAAAGGAACTCCCCGTGCTGATCTATTCAAAGTTCTTCACTACACTATTCTCCTGATTAATCATCTTAATCTGATTGAAAACAAATGAAAATCCAAGATAAAACTATGAAACTCTCTGATAATACTCTTGCTCTGCTCAAGAACTTTGCTGGTATCAATAACTCTATTCTTGTCAAGAGGGGCAATCGTCTTCGTACCATTTCTGTAGCCAAAAATATTCTGGCAGAAGCTGAGATTACCGAAGAATTCCCCCGTGATTTTGCCATTTATGATCTTAATCAGTTTTTGAATGGTATTGGTCTTCACCAGGATCCAGATCTTGATTTTGCAGAGGATTCGCACATTACTATTCGTGAAGGCAAGCGCCGAGTCAAGTATTTCTATGCCGATCCTAATGTGATTATTTCTCCCCCTGAAAAGGAGATCCAACTTCCTTCACATGACGTTTGTTTCCAAGTTGATAGTGTAACTCTGGAGAAACTTGTCAAGGCAGCAGCAGTTTATCAACTTCCTGATCTTTCTGCTGTTGGTGAGGCAGGTGTGATCCGTCTGGTGGTTCGGGACAAGAAAAACGATACTTCTAACGAATACTCTATCGTTGTGGGTGAGACTGATAAGGAATTCACCTTTAACTTCAAGGTTGAGAACATTAAGATTATTCCTGGATCCTACGACGTGGTTGTGTCAGAAAAACTACTGTCACAGTTCAAGAATACCAAGTACAATCTCTGCTATTATATTGCTCTGGAGCCAGACTCAACCTTCAACTGATGTATTTTTTTCCTTACCTTACTCCCGAAGCCAAAGAAATTATTAACTTGATTCGCAAAGCAAATTATTCTGTAAGAGAAAACGTTGAATTCTGTAGAAATAAAGATTTCTTTGGTTTTGTTGATTTTGGTAAAAAATTTGTAATTTGTACAGGTAACATTAAAAATAGTGGATTTGATCCCAAGTTTTATATTAACGAAACGGTGTATCATGAAGCAGTTCACGTAGCACATCACTGTAATGGTTATAGACCATTTGGTATTTCTAAAAAAGATATGCCCCTTCCATCTAACAAACTTCAAGATGTTAAAAACTCAGTAAGTATGTCTACTGCTTCATCCCAAATGGAACACGAAGCATTTTGGATGGAAGACAAACCAGATAAAGTTCGTTATGTACTTAAAAAGTATTGCTTTTGATTATGAACATTTTTGTAACAAGTGAATTTCCCGCAGAGAGTGCCATCTGCTTGCCTGACAAGCACGTTGTTAAGATGCCCCTAGAATGCTGCCAGATGCTCTCCATCGTAGCATCTAAGTGGTATCACAACTACGGCCCCCTTCTCAAGGCAGACAGCACGCCCTACAGCACGGAGAAGGGAGCATTTCGCAACCATCCTTGCACCAAGTGGGCAGCAGAGAGTATCCACAATGCATACTGGTTGATTAAGCACGGATTGAACTTGTGTGACGAATACACATTGCGTTATAATAAAGTTCATTCGTGCTACAAGACTCTTGTAGATGCTTATTATCTTTTCCCCAAAGGTAAGATTACAGAAGTAACTCCATTTGCCCGTGCGATGCTAGATGAGTATAAACTTGACACAAGCATTGACACTTTTACTGCTTACAAGATGTATATCGCATCCAAACCTTGGGTTGCATCTAATTATCTTCGTATGCCAGAACGAAAACCTGATTGGATTTAATTATGAAAGAAATTGAAACTTTGAATGAAATTTTAATGGAAATGAATATCATTCAGGAAGAATATAAGCAAATAATGTATTATTATGTTTATGCAATTTTCTTTCCAAATGGTAATTTTTACATAGGGTCTCGTCAGTGTGACTGCAAACCAGATGAAGATAAAAAATACACTGGTTCCTATACGGATAAAAGTAATGGTGATGGTAAAAAGATCATTTTAAAAACTTTTTCAAATGAAAATGAAATGACTTTTTATGAGACAAATTTAATTCAAAAATTTAAATCACACTCAAATTTTATTAATGTAAATTCATCTCCACGAGTTTGTAATAGCAGCAAGTTGAATAGTAAAGTTTTTAATACGAAAGATTTAAAGCAAATTTATGGATACTCAAGTCCAACAACACTTTCCAATTGGTGTATAATTGCCGAAATTAATAGATTTAGGCAAGGAAAATACTTTTATGTGAGTAATGAAGATAAACTAAAACTTGATGAGGTATCCAATTTTATTAAATCTGGATATACTTATGAGGATTATCTTGAAACTAAAGGTAAATCAAAAGAAGAAATTAAAAGTATTGTTTCAAAGGTGAAGGGTGTAAATTGATTATGACAAGTGAATTTCTTTATGTGGAAAAGTATCGTCCTCAAGTAATTGAGGATTGTATTCTTCCTGATGATACTAAAAAAACGTTTAAGGAGTTTGTAGAGAAGGGTGAGATTCCAAATCTCCTTCTTGCTGGACCTCCTGGTATTGGTAAAACGACAATCGCAAAGGCATTATGTAATGAATTAGGAGCAGATTATTATGTCATCAACGGATCCGACGAAGGACGTTTCCTGGATACTGTACGGAACCAAGCAAAGAACTTCGCTTCGACCGTCTCACTTACGGGATCTTCTAAACACAAAGTCATCATCATCGATGAGGCAGATAACACAGGCAACGACGTTCAACTCCTACTACGGGCAAATATTGAGGCATTTTATAACAACTGCAGATTCATCTTCACCTGTAACTACAAGAACAAAATCATCGAACCCCTCCACTCACGATGTGCCGTCATCGACTTCACAATCAAGGGGAAACAGAAGCAACAACTCGCTGGAAGTTTCTTCAAAAGGGTTCTCCAAATTTTGGATGCTGAGAGGATTGATTATGATGAAAAAGTTGTTGCCGAACTTGTCACAAAACATTTCCCAGATTTTCGTAGGGTCCTCAACGAATGCCAAAGGTATTCTACGGGAGGAAAAATCGACTCTGGCATTCTTGCAACTTTCTCAGACGTTTCTGTAAATGAACTCATTAAAAACCTCAAAGATAAGAACTTTCCAGAAGTCCGTAAGTGGGTGGTCTCCAACCTTGACAACGATGCTCCTGTTTTACTTCGCAGGATTTATGACGCCTGTTATGATTGCCTTTCACCCCAATCTATCCCTGCTGCCGTTCTTGTTATTGCTAAGTATCAATACCAGAGTGCGTTCGTGGCTGATCAGGAAATTAACCTCCTAGCAGCATTAACTGAAATTATGTGTGAGTGTGAATTTAAATGAACCCCTATAAAATTGATTATAAAAACCTAAAAGAAGTTCCAATAAAGACAACTCCTGCAAATGTGAGAGAGGCAAATGAAGGTCTCTTCCGTGCAAAAATGACTCTCCCTGCCGCTGCCAAACATTGTGGTATGACGCAGAAAGAAATGAAACTTACATTTTTTGAGTATTTGAAGTATCACAAACCTGATTATGATCAACCAAAAGAGTCTTAAAACTTGCCTCCGTTATCCTGGTGGTAAGTCCCGTGCTTGCGCCAAGATGGATCAATATTTCCCAGATCTTCGTAACTATGATGAGTTTCGGGAACCATTTCTTGGTGGCGGATCTGTTGCAATTCATATTACAAAAAAATATCCAGATCTAAAGATTTGGGTCAATGATCTTTATCCTCCTCTTGTAAGCTTCTGGCAACAACTTCAGATGTTTGGAGAAGAACTTAAAGAGCATCTTCTTCATTTTAAAAGTAGATGCCCAGATCCCGTATCTGCTAAAGGATTATTTGATATTTCAAAGGCGATTTTGAATGATCCTGTGACTAGTGAGTTTGAACGTGCAGTAAGATTTTATATTGTAAATAAATGTTCTTTTAGTGGTCTTACTGAAAGTTCTTCTTTTTCTGCACAGGCATCTAACTCTAACTTTAGTGTAAGAGGTATTGAAAAACTTCCGGAGTATTCAAAACTTATTGCTAATTGGCGTATAACTAATTATTCCTATGATTATTTGATGGATGGAGATATGGGTGCTTTTATGTATCTCGACCCTCCTTATGATATTAAGGATAATCTCTATGGGAATAATGGATCAATGCATAAAGGATTTGATCACGATAAGTTTGCTGCTGATTGTGATTCTAATAATATGGATCAATTAATCAGTTATAATTCTGATCAACTTGTCAAAGATCGTTTTAAGAATTGGAATGCTGCCGAGTTTGATCTAACTTATACAATGCGTTCCGTTGGAGAATATATGCGAGAGCAAAAACAAAGAAAAGAACTGTTGCTATTTAATTATGGAATTGAAGGACTGGTTAAACTCGATCAATCAAACGAAGAAGAATCTAATTGATGAAGATCCTTCATTAGAAAAAGAGTATGCGCCTTATATTATTAATAGATGTTTTTCTGGTCATATTGACTGTATTATGTTTGCGAATGAAATGAATGTTTATAATTTCCTCCCAAAGAAAATGCAGTATGATTTTTTACTAAATAGTCTGAGGAAAAAGAAGAGATTTTCTCCCTGGCTCCGAAAAGATACAATCAAAGACCTTGATTATGTCAAACGTTATTATGGTTATAGTAATGAGAAGGCAAAACAAGCTTTGAAAATTCTTACTAAAGAACAACTTAATTTTATTAAATCGAAATTTGAAACTGGAGGAACAAAATGAGTGTCGTTCAAGAACCTGAAGTAAGGTGGACGCCTGATCAAATGGTGGAAGTGATTCTTAATGAACCTGATGATTTTCTTAAGGTTCGTGAAACTTTGACTCGTATCGGAGTTGCATCTAGAAAGGAAAAGAAGATCTATCAATCTTGTCATATTCTTCATAAGCAAGGTAGATATTATCTTGTTCATTTTAAAGAATTGTTTGCACTTGATGGTAAGCACGCAAATCTTACCGTAAATGATGTGCAACGTCGTAATCGTATTGCCCAATTGGTTGCTGATTGGGGACTTGTTGAAATTGTAGATCCGTCTAAAATTCAAGATATTGCACCACTCAATCAAATCAAAGTTCTTTCTTATAAGGATAAGGGAGATTGGATTCTAGAAACTAAGTATAATATTGGATCTAAGAAAAAAAGAGGTGAAGAAACCGAATAAATAAGTATGAGACCTTTCGTGCGGTCTCTACGAAAGTCGGAACACCCTAAAAAGAGGTTCGGTTTTTACCGTTCCTCTTTTTTTCGTATCTTGTATAATTACTAATGATGAGGTGAGGTTCTTTGAATCCCTCATTCGCTAAAGCGGAGTCTTAGGATCCGTAATGATAAGTAAACACTCGCTTTTTAAGGAGAAACAAATGTTTAACACAACAGTCACAAAGTACTACACTTCGAATGGTCTTGAAAAACTAATTCAAGATATTGAGAAAAATTCAATTGGTATGGAAGAATGGTTCCATAGATTTGGAACTCTCCACGAATCTTCTACCAATTATCCACCTTATAATTTAATTAAAGAAAGTTCCACAGAGTTTACATTAGAAATTGCTCTTGCTGGATATAAGAAAGAAGATATTGAAGTTTCTACTGAATGGAATAAACTTCTTGTAGAGTGCAAAAAAGCACCAACCGATTATGAATATATGCATAACGGAATTGCCCGTAGAGCATTTACACGTACTTGGACTCTTTCGGATGATGTAGTTGTTGGAGATGTTTCTTTTGCTGATGGATTGCTTACAGTCAAACTAAATAAAGTTATTCCAGAGCATCAGAAAAAGAAAACTTATGAAATCCTTTAAGGAGTTTATGCAAATAATTCTAGAAATGAAGGGTGATTTTGGATCTGGTGTAATGCCACCTAAACCAAATTGTTATGGTAGAACAACTACTTATGCTATGCTTCCTGGGAAAAAAGTTTGTAAATTTAAAAGAAAAAGATAAATAGATAAGAATATCGTCGGCGCAGAGGAGCACCTGGCAAAAACCAGGTTGACTCCTCCTTTTTTTGTTGCTATAATAGTAGGAGGAAATGTCTGAATTATGTCAATCAAACTTATAGTGCTAAAGTCTGGTGAAACTTTGATTTCCGATATTAAGGAACTTGTTTCGGAAGAAAAAGAAGTATGCAATTATCTATTACACGATCCACATACTGTTATTATCAATAAGCAGAAAAGTTATGAGAAGGATGGTGTAAACAAAGGAGAAATAGAAGTATCTTTATCTCCTTGGATAGTTTTGAGTTCTGATAAAGATATTTTAATCTCACCAGATTATGTTGTAACACACGTTGAACCAATTCAGAGTATTAAAGGAATGTATGAGGAGAAAGTAAATGGATAGGCAAGTTAAATGTATTTTAGTAAATGTTAATGTTGTTTTGATTAGTGAATTAATCGAAATAGATTCTGAGATAGGAGATCCAGACTGTAAACTAGTAAATCCTTATTTGTTTAAGAAGGCATCGGAAGATAATTTTTATCTTGAACCTTGGCCAGAAGTTACTAATCAAAGAGAAATTAAGATGAGATCTAGTGATATTCTTACTATTGCAGATCCAACTCCAGAAATTGTACAAAAATACCTTGAACTAACTACCTGATGAGATTTTATACAAACGTTCAAATGGTCGGGGACCACTTCTTGGTTCGGGGTTATGAAGGTGGAAGAAACTTTATGACCCGTGAGAAGTTTAACCCGACTCTTTTTGTCCCTTCTAATAAAACAACTAAATATCAAACTCTAAATGGTGAATATGTTGAGGCAGTTAAACCTGGTTCTGTTCGTGATTGTAGGGAGTTTATCAAAAAATATGATAATGTAGAGAATTTTAAAATTTACGGAAATACAGGATACATCTACCAGTACATTTCTGAAATGTATCCTGAGCAAGAAATCAAATTTGATATTAGTAAAATTCGAGTTACAACTCTTGATATTGAGGTTGCATCTGAAAATGGATTCCCTGATGTAGAATCTGCAGCAGAAGAAGTTCTTCTGATTACAATTCAAGATTATTCCACAAAGCAAATTCGCACTTGGGGTCTTGGGCCGTTTCAGAATAAGCAGAAGAATGTGATCTATAGGTCTTTCCAAACTGAAAGAGATCTGCTGATGGATTTCATTAACTGGTGGATGGTTGAGGAAAACATTCCTGAGGTTGTAACTGGATGGAACGTTGAACTTTATGATATTCCATATCTGATTCGTCGACTTGATCGTGTTCTTGGTGAAAAACTAATGAAACGTTTTTCTCCCTGGGGACTTGTAACAGAAGATGAGATTTATATCTCTGGTCGTAGCCATATTTCATATGATGTTGGTGGAATTACTCAACTTGATTATCTGAATCTGTATAAGAAGTTTACTTATAAGGCACAGGAATCTTACCGTCTGGATTATATTGCCGAAGTTGAACTTGGGCAAAAGAAACTAGATCACTCTGAATTTGAGACCTTTAAAGATTTCTATACGAAAGGTTGGCAGAAGTTTGTTGAATATAACATCGTTGACGTAGAACTTGTTGACCGTATGGAAGACAAGATGAAACTGATTGAACTTGCAATTACGATGGCATATGATGCTAAGGCAAACTATGCGGATGTGTTTTCTCAAGTTCGTATGTGGGATACGATCATTTATAACTATCTTAAGGAAAGGAATATCGTTATTCCTCCAAAAGAAAGATCATCTAAAGATGAGAAATATGAGGGTGCCTACGTTAAAGAACCTATTCCTGGAATATACGATTGGGTGGTGAGTTTTGACTTGAACTCTCTGTACCCTCACCTGATTATGCAATATAATATTTCTCCAGAAACTTTGATAGACGAAAAGCATCCTAGTGTAAATATTGATAAGGTTTTAAATAAGAAAATTACATTTGAGATGTATAAGGATTATGCGGTATGTGCCAACGGTGCTATGTATCGTAAAGACATTCGTGGATTTCTTCCAGAACTGATGGAAAAGATTTATAATGAACGTGTGATCTTTAAGAAAAAAATGCTTGCGGCAGAGCAAGAATATGAGAAGACCAAGAACAAACAGTTGGTAAAGGAGATTGCTCGCTGTAATAATATTCAGATGGCACGTAAGATTCAACTTAACTCTGCCTATGGTGCCATCGGAAACCAATACTTCCGTTATTACAAACTGGCAAATGCTGAGGCAATCACTCTTTCTGGGCAGGTTTCTATCCAGTGGATTATGAACAAGATGAATGCCTATCTGAATAAAATTCTGAAGACAGGAGATGTTGATTATGTTATTGCTTCTGATACTGATTCTCTTTATATTAATATGGGTCCGTTGGTGGATAAGATTTTCACAGGAAGAGAAAAAACTACTCAAGGCGTTGTGTCGTTCCTTGATAAGATCTGTGATATGGAACTTGAAAAGTATATTGAAAGTTCTTACCAAGAATTGGCGGAATATGTAAACGCCTATGATCAGAAGATGTTTATGAAGCGTGAATGTATTGCTGAACGTGGTATTTGGACTGCGAAAAAGCGATACATTCTAAGTGTGTGGGATAGTGAAGGTGTTCGTTATGAAGAACCTAAGCTTAAAATCAAGGGTATTGAGGCAATCAAATCTTCTACTCCAGCACCTTGTCGTAAGATGTTGAAAGAATCATTCAACATTATGATGAGCGGTTCTGAAAAGAATATGATTGATTTTATTGAAAACTGTAGAAGTCAGTTTAAGAAACTTCCTCCAGAACAAATAGCATTTCCTAGAACTGCTTCTGATGTTCGTAAATATCATTCATCATCTAGTATTTACGCACAAAAAACTCCTATTCATATTCGTGGAGCACTTTTATTCAATCACTACATTAAAGAAAATAATCTTACAAATAAGTATTCTTTGATTAATAATGGTGAAAAAATCAAATTCATTTTTCTCAGAAAACCAAATACAATCCACGAAAATGTAATTTCATTCATTCAAGATTTTCCGAAAGAACTTAATCTTGACAAATATATTGACTATGAACTACAATTTGAAAAGAGTTTCTTAGATCCACTCAAGTCAATTCTTGATATTATTGGGTGGAACATAGAGAATAAGACCAGTTTAGAATCATTCTTTTTATGATAGAATTACCAATTACGGATGTTGAACTGAGAAAAATAATTGAGTTGCTCAAGAACTCTGGAGATACTAATAAGGATCTTTATGCAAAATTATGGACATTTAACTTTAATAGGAAAAAGTAACTATGGACTTTTTAAAAGATATTGTAAAAGAAATTGGTGATGACTTTACTAAGTTAGCATCTGATATTGATGAGACAGAAACTTATGTTGATACAGGTTCGTACATTTTTAATGCACTGGTTTCAGGTAGTATTTTTGGCGGTGTATCTGGCAATAAGATTACTGCTATTGCTGGAGAGTCTAGTACTGGAAAGACTTTCTTCAGTATCGCCGTTGTTAAGAATTTTCTTGATAATCATCCCGATGGTTATTGTCTCTATTTTGATACTGAGGCTGCCATTACCAAGTCTCTCCTGGAAAGTCGTGGCATCGACACATCAAGGATTGTCGTGGTTAATGTTGTCACCGTAGAAGAGTTTCGTACAAAGGCACTTAAAGCGGTTGATCTTTATATGAAAAAACCGATAGAGGAACGTAATCCTTGTATGTTTGTGCTAGACTCTTTAGGGATGCTTTCTACAAGTAAAGAGATTACCGATGCATTAAATGAAAAAGAAGTTCGTGATATGACTAAATCGCAACTTATCAAAGGCGCTTTCCGAATGCTCACTCTTAAACTGGGGCAGGCAAATATTCCTATGATTGTGACAAATCATACTTATGATGTGATTGGTGCTTATGTTCCTACTAAAGAAATGGGTGGTGGTAGTGGTCTTAAGTATGCTGCCTCTACAATCATTTACCTCTCAAAAAAGAAAGAAAAGGATGGAACAGAAATTGTTGGAAACATTATTAAGGCAAAGACTCATAAATCACGTTTAAGTAAAGAAAATCAAGATGTGGAGATTCGTCTTTTTTATGATGAACGGGGTCTTGATCGATATTATGGGTTGCTTGAACTCGGTGAAGAAGCAGGTATGTGGAAAAATGTCGCAGGTCGTTATGAAATTGGAGGTAAAAAACTTTATGCGAAAGAAATTCTAAAAGATCCAGAAAAATATTTTACCGAAGAAGTAATGCAGCAACTTGATGCTGCCGCAAAACAACAATTCTCTTATGGAACGAATTGAAAACACAATTCTCAGAAACTTAATTTTTAATGAAGATTATTCAAGAAAAGTTATACCTTTTATACAACCAGATTATTTTGAGCAAAGGACAGAAAAAGTTATTTTTGAGGAGATTGTTAAATTCATTTCAAAATATGGATCTGCAATCACGATTGAAGCACTCAATATTGAGGTAGAAAATCGTACAGATCTTAATGAAACTGAGATCAAGGAGATTCGTCAAATCAATTATAACTTTGATGATTCTCCTGTAGATTCAACATGGATTCTAGATACAACTGAAAAATGGTGCCGTGATCGTGCCATTTATCTTGCTCTGATGGAATCTATCCATATTGCAGATGGAAAGAATGATAAAAAGAATCGTGATGCGATTCCTAGCATTCTTTCTAATGCTTTAGCGATTTCTTTTGATAATAATATTGGACACGATTATCTTGAAAATTATGAAGAACGATATGAGTATTATCACAGAAAGGAGGATAAAATTGAATTTGATCTTGAATACTTTAACAAAATCACGAAAGGTGGTCTCCCTAACAAAACTCTTAATATCGCTCTTGCTGGTACGGGTGTCGGGAAATCTCTATTCATGTGCCATGTGGCTAGCTCCATCTTGCTCCAAGGACGGAACGTTTTGTACATTACAATGGAAATGGCAGAAGAAAAAATTGCTGAGCGAATTGATGCAAATCTATTAAATGTTCCTATTCAGCAACTATCGGAACTTCCACGTTCCACGTTTAATACTAAAGTAACAAATCTTGCTAAGAAAACACAAGGTTCTCTTATAATTAAAGAGTATCCAACTGCTTCTGCACATAGTGGACACTTTAAAGCACTTCTTAATGAACTTGCACTTAAGAAGTCATTTAGACCTGATATTATTTTTATTGATTACCTTAATATTTGTGCTTCCAGCAGGTATAAGTCAAATCTCTCTGTCAATTCATATTCATATATTAAAGCAATTGCAGAAGAACTTCGGGGTCTCGCCGTTGAGTTTAATGTCCCAATTGTCTCCGCTACTCAGACCACTCGTTCAGGTTTTGGTTCTTCTGATGTTGAACTTACTGATACTAGTGAGTCCTTTGGTCTCCCTGCTACTGCTGATCTTATGTTTGCCCTTATTAGTACAGAAGAATTGGAACAAATGGGACAGATTATGGTAAAACAATTGAAGAATCGTTATAATGATCCAACAATATTCAAGCGTTTTATTGTTGGTATTGACCGTGCTAAAATGAGATTGTATGATTGTGAGCAAAATGCTCAAACTGACATACTTGACAGTGGTAAGGATGACGAGTATAATGATTATGAGGAAAAGAAACCTAAAAAATCGTTTGAGGGATTTAAATTTTAATGGATTCGTCTAATTTTCAATCAGAAAGTAAAAAATCTGGAGATGAATTTGAAGATCTTGTTGAAGAAGATCTTATTTCTAGGGGATATAAAATTATTTCTACTAATACTAAAATTGATAAAATTGGTGTAAATGTAGATTATATTGCTGAAAAAAACGGTGTTACCGAACACGGGGAAGCAAAGGGTGGAAAGGAAGGTAGTAAAAAACGTCCTGGTGCCCAACGTACAGATAACGTAAAAAAAGCAATTTGCAATGGTGCTTTACTAAAGGCAAAAGATAAAAATACACGTTATGTAGTTTATTTTTCCGCTAAACCAAAAGAAGGAAATTCTTCAGATGAAATGATTAAAACTGCTATCTCTGCTGGATTTATTGATGAGGTTCGTTACTTAAGTTATAAAGTAGGTGATTAATTTTAATGACTATTTCAATTTCTAAAAAAACACTAGAAAACGGATATACCGAATACGCTATGACTGAAACTGCAAAACACGTTAATTTTAATAAGTATGCGGAGTTTGTTGATGCTGTAACTTCTGAGGCATCAAAAGACTTTCTTGCTCTTTCTGATCGGTTGGTTCAACTAGATGAGAAAGGTGCTAATATTGAACGTCTTCTAACCGCTGCTGTTGGTATCAATGCCGAAGGTGGTGAGTTTATGGAAATCGTGAAAAAAATGGTTTTCCAAGGCAAACCATATAACGAAGACAACCGTGAGCACCTGATTATTGAACTTGGTGATATTATGTGGTATGTTGCTCAGGCGTGTATGGCACTTGGCGTTTCCCTTGATGATGTTGTTGCTCGTAATGTTCAAAAACTTCTAAAGAGATATCCTGAAGGTGCCTTTGATGTTTATTTCTCCGAAAACCGTGCTGCTGATGACCGATGACTAAGAAAAAAGAATTAACAGTAAAAATTGAAATGAATATTCGTTCTGCTGCTGCAGTTCGACAAATTCTTTTTGAACATCAAAAAGATTATAGTTATCAATTTCCTTCTGAACGAATTAATGAAATTCGTGAAGTAATTTATGATCTTGATGATAAGATTGCTTGTGCAATTGATCCAGAATAAATATTTCAAAAAATGCCTACAATTGGAAAAGCAAAAGGAAGACCTATAAGTAGAACTCAATTTGATATTATCATTAAAAGATTTTTAGTCTTTCTTAAGAGAGAACTTCGTCTTACTTATGATATTCCAATTGTTTTTGTTGATGATGCAAACTTTGCTAAAAAAATAGCAGCATTCGGTGAAATTTCATCAGAAAATGTTATACAATTAAGCATTATCAATAGGCACCCAGTAGATATTTTAAGAACCCTTGCACACGAATATGTTCATTATAAGCAACATGTTGAAAAGGGTTCTTCTAATAAATCTCCTCACGCTGGTAGTCCTACAGAAAATCAGGCAAATGCCAAAGCTGGGGAGTTGATGAGGAAATACGGAAGTCTTCATCCAGAATTATTTGACTTTATGCCACTTCGGTGATATATTAGTCTTATCGGGGAATTAGCTCATTTGGTAGAGCGCCTGCTTTGCACGCAGGAGGTAAGGGGTTCGACTCCCCTATTCTCCACTTTGCCCGTGTACTCCAACGGTAGAGAGGGTGGACTTAGAATCCATACAGTGGAAGTTCAAATCTTCTCACGGGCACTAAATAATTTCAAAAAATGGCAACTTCTGGTAAAGATTCTTGGAAAAAATACTACGAAGGAAATGATGGCGTCGTTGTAGAAGTCAAAAAATCTGCACCTTATTATGCTGATGAAACGACATCCAAGCAGGAAGGAATACTACCTTTAAGGGCAAAAGTTACTTACAGAGATATATTTTCACAACATATTAACCGAGGTGGTAATAATAAAATAGCATTTCAGTTTAATGAAAATGGATCAGTTTATTATTCGCCTATAGATAATTTCCGTAAGCCTGGAGGAGTTTCTGGTGTTGGTCTAAAACCAAAAGATTTTGGTGTAGAAAATACAACATTTATATCTACAACTTCTTATTACAATACTATTGTTGATTCATTAAACAATAGAGTTAGTAATGGAGAAATTGGAGGTGAATTATATGAGTATCTTCTTGCGGTTTTAAATTATGCTAAAACTGGAACAACTTCTTTTAATGATATTCAAAAAGATGGATTGCCTTGGGGAGAAATAACTTCATATTTTGGAGAAGTTGCTGGTCCTATAGCGTGTGTAAGTGGTCGTTGTTCTGGATTAAGTCAACTTATATCCTCACCTTCCTCTTGTAAAATTTACATTCCTAGTGATTCTGTTGCTTTGTATGACTACAAATTAATTAATTCTTCGACTGGTGAAGAGTATATGATTTCCGCTAAAAGGGGAGGATCTGTTTCTAACGTTGTTAAACCTCAATTTGTTGTAGATCCTTTGAATGAGGTTACAACTGACAGTAACCTTACACGATTAAAAAATACTCTTGCCTATAGAGTTCTTCAATTATTGGCAGATAACGAAGCAAAATCTGGTCCTTTTTATGCATATCAAGCAATATATCCAAACGTACTAACTAGTACTATGATTTCTAGTATATTATCTGTTTATAGAGTCAATACTGATTCCAATAAAAGTATACCAGATCTTCAATTAGTGCTTCCATTTATAGATAGATTTAAAGGTTCTTATCCTGTTATGTCTGGAAAAAAACCTCAAGATATGAGTGTTGGGATACTTCGTTATGTTTGTGAACAAGAAATTGCAAAATGGTCTACTACACCAACAGCAAATGCAGATTTAAAGAATATTTTTGAAAAATACTTGAATAAAACCAGAGTTATATACGTTAAGATGACTGCAAATGCATCTCAGAATCCCTCTTTTTCTGCATCTTCTACCACAGAACTAAATAGCGTATCTAGAGTTCTTAGAGTTGCAATACGAACTAAAAATGGTGCAGAACGAATTGATGATAAGATTGGATATCAGGTCAGTTGACAAACTGGCACAAGGCATTTTTACATAGGGCAAAGGGCGCTATAATACTTGTATGGCAAAAAACACTCACCTAGAACACTTAGAAGACGACATCCTGAATCAAGGATCTCAGGGTGGTAGGAATGCGATTGCATTTTTGCGTGAGCTTGGAAAAATGTTATCTGCAAAAAGTTCAAGTATTGATATTACCACAAAGTGGGATGGTGCTCCTGCAGTAATTTGTGGAACCAATCCTGAGAATGGATTATTTTTTGTTGGTACCAAATCTGTATTTGCAAAAACTGAACCTAAACTTTGTTATTCTGAGCAGGATATCACTAATTTTTATGGTTATGGGCAACTGGCAGATAAACTGAAGGCTTGTCTTACTTACTTAAAAAATATCGGAATCAAGGGAGTTATTCAGGGAGATCTTCTCTTCACTAATGATAAAAATACTGGATTTATTGATGGGCAGAATGTAATTTATTTTCGTCCAAATACTATCACTTATGCAGTTCCAGTAGATAGTGAACTGGGTTCTAAAATTAACTCTGCAAAGATCGGTGTAGTTTTTCACACAAGTTATAGTGGACCGACTATTGCTGAGATGAATGCATCCTTTGGTGTAGATATTAGTTCATTCCGTCAATCTTCTGACGTTTATGTAACTTCTGCATCTTTTAGGGATGCTAGTGGAGTTGCTAATTTTACTGATGAAGAATTTAGAAATTATAATTCTGCAGTAAATGTTGCCGAAGGTTCTCTTCGACAGGCATCTGCATTTCTTGATGTACTTACTGCAACTGGAGAATCCAAGTTCCTAATGTCCACTCTCTTCAAGAGGTTCTTTAACAGTTATATCAGTAAGGGTATTGCTATGCCGAATACTCGTTCTGTAACTGATGAATTCAAAACATTCTATTCAAATCTCTTGGATAAAGAGATTCTATCCAAAAAAACAAAAGCGGCACAAGATAAATATTTAAAAATAAAAACAGAAGGTTTGCAATTTATTAAAACTAATGATCGGGCAATTTATATGACAGTTGCTTCTTATATGAATCTTCAAAAGGCAAAAACTCTTATTATTCGTCAACTTTCCAGAGTTAATACTTTTGGAACGTTTCTCAAAACTGATGATGGATATAAGGTTACTGCCCCAGAAGGGTTTGTTGCCATTAAGTCTGGTAATGCACTTAAACTTGTTGATCGTTTAGAGTTTAGTAGAGCAAACTTTACTGTAGCAAAAGATTGGGATAAATGAAAAGTTTTTCTAAGTTTTTAATTAATTTACAAGAAACCGCCGCATCTTTACAGGCAACTAGACTTGGACTGCAAGGTGATGGACACGGTGGATGGTATAAGGATGGTGAATTTGTTGCTAAAACTGTAAAAGGACAACTTAAATTCTTTAATAAGAGGCAGGCTCTAGGAAAAGATCCTACTCAAACAGAACTGGAAAAAAATGTTTCAGATCCTAATTTTCAGGATCCAGCGATTGCTCAGCAGCAGGCTGCCGCACAAGGGCAGCAACAAGAAGTTCCTCCAGAACAACAGCAGGCAGCACAAGAAGCACCACCAGTTAATTATCTTCCAGTAGAAAAGACTAAGGGAACTTTAACTGTTGCATTTGGTAGATTTAATCCACCTCATCTTGGCCACCTTCAATTGATGGATACTGCAGCAGCGGCTGCAGAGCAGGAAGGAAGTGATTATATGATTGTCCCTTCCCGTACACAGGATAAGAAAAAGAATCCTCTGGATGCTGATACCAAGGTTTCTCTGATGAGATCTATGTTCCCTCAGCATAGTGAGAGAATCGCAAATGATGTAAGTACCAGAACTATTTTTGATGTTCTCAAAAAGGCACATAACGATGGTTATGCAAATGTGAGAATTGTAGGGGGAGCAGATAGAGTTAAAGAATTTAATAAATTGGCAAACAATTATAACGGAAATCTTTATCAGTTTGACAATATTGAAGTAGTATCTGCTGGAGATCGTGATCCAGATTCTGATGGTGTTGAAGGCCTTTCTGCATCAAGAATGAGACTTGCTGCTTCTGAAGGTGATTTCAAAACATTTCGTGCTGGAATGCCTCCAGAAATGAAACCAAAAGATGCCAGAGCAATTTTTGATACTGTTCGCCAGGCTATGGGCATTCAGGATCAGGTTGCCGAAGTTTGGGAGATTGCGCCTAAGTTTGATCAAAAATCTCTTCGTGAGAATTATATTAATGAGGTAATTTTCCGAATTGGACATCTTGTTGAAAACCTGAATACTGGATTGGTAGGAAGAATCATTCGTAGAGGGACAAATTATCTGATTTGTGTAACAGAAGACAACATTATGTTTAAATCTTGGATTAAGGACGTGAGTGAAGCATATACTGAAAAACATATGGACAGAATGTATAGGGAGCCTGGGAAACCCAATACATTAGTAGGAACAACTGGTTATTTGAAGTATGTTGATAAGCAAACAAGAGGCTCTCAACTAGGAAAAGAAAATCTTGCATTTGGACAGAAAAACTTCGGTCTCAATTTCATAAATAAATATAGAAAAAAGTAGAATTAAGATTTTCAAATGGGCACGAAAATTTTTGAGGAAGATTCCAAAAAAGGTGGATCTCCTATGGGTGATCAGGCAAAAGGTATTGAAAAACAGGCAAGGCAACTTGCCTATGATATTCGCTATGAAATTAAAAAAGCAAGTGGTGGTAAGCAAATGGATGCTGCCGCACTCAAAAGAGCATACCTCCAAGGTCTTCAAAAATCTTCTCAAGCACCAGCAATTAAACTGAGAGCAAAGCAAATGTTAATGGGTGAAGATTATATTTCAGATATTAAGAATATTGTTTCAGAAAATGTTGCAAATGCTTTATATAAAGTCTTTGTAGAAGGTGTAGATGATAACGCTACGGAAATAGAATTAGATTATCTTAAGGAACTTGCTGATACTAAGGAAACTAAGTATAAGGTAAGAGTTACCGATAAGAAAACTGGAAATTCTTATGTCCGTTATGCAACCCGTGAAAAAATTTCCGAACTTCGTGCCAATCCAAATATTTCTTCGGTAGAAATGACCGAACACGGTGAACCAAGAGAAGGTGAAAGAACTAAAGGTGAAGATACTGCTAAGGCAAAGAGAGATTATGATGGTGATGGAAAAGTTGAAAGTGGTGCAAAGGAACACGCTGGAGCAGTTCATAATGCTATTCAGCGTAGAAAAGGTGGTGTTGCAGACGGTAAAGATACTTCAAGCGTAAAAGAAGATTTTATAGGTGAAGTAAAAACTACAGATGATAAGAAAAAGAAAGTTACTGGTGAAGGAGTAAATAATTCTTCTATTGTTAAAGTATTCCCAGATGATAAGACTGCACCATCACGCCACGGTATGGTAGTTGCAAATAGTTATGAAATGGGTGGTGCAGTTATTAGTGAAAAGGCAGTAAGTACCTCTCAGCAAAAGTTTATGGGAATGGTACTTGCTGCAAAGAGAGGTGGAAAGGCAGCATCTCCAGAAGTTGCAAAAGCAGCAAAAGGAATGAGTGAAAAAGAAGCAAGAAAGTTTGCTAAGACTAAGCATGAGGGTCTTCCAGTTCATAAGGAAGAAACTGAATGTGGAAGTGAAGAAGATCCAAGACAAATGAAGACCAAGAAGGATAAGGTAAGAACTGCACTTGGGTTAATGGGAATTAAAGCTTCTTATGAACCAGAAGGTAATTTTGTTTCTGAGGAAGAATCTGATAGAGAAAATGATAGAGCAAGAGAACGTGGCGATTGGAGATCTAGAAGTCAAAGACCTGTGAGACGCAGACCTTCCGTAGCAGATGATCCTAGATATGGATCTATGTCCGATTCTGAATGGGCAAGATCATCCCACAATCCAGCAAACAAAAGAAGACGTAGATAATTCCTAAATAACACAGGATAGTATTGGGGGTTATTATGACTACCGCATTTCTACTTGCAACACTTGGTAATTCCTTAAGTGCTGTAAATTTTCAACTTATTTTAGGAATTCTTTTGGCAGTTTCTGAGGCACTCGGAGCAGATCCAAGAGTTAAGGCAAACGGTATCATTTCGTTTCTTTTACTTCAAGTTAAGAACTATCTTGCCAGTAAAAAAACAAACTGATTTAGAATTCATAATTAATTTAAAGAGATCTATAATTATAGATCTCTTTTTTTTATAAATATCAATATAAAGAATTCATAGGTAAGGAAACATGTCTCTTTGGGGCAATAAAGACTTAGTTGGAAAGGCTGGAACGGTTTGGATTAACCTCAGCAACGAAACCATAACAGGAACTGGAACTACTTTCAATACATCTGGATTTGTAGTATCTGAAGGTGATGTGATTGTAGTTGGTGCTGGCGCAACCTATGGTCACGCAGTTATTTCTTCTGTAACAAGCAATACGGTTGCATCAGTTGCAACTACACAATACTTGATTCCTCATCCAACAACTGGAATTATCACCGCAGCATCATATTATATTACACAAAGACCTATTTCTTCAATTGAAGATGTTGTATATCAAGCACCAGAAGCAAAATCAAATAGAACTTCTAGTGTATATGGTGTTGATACTACTGAGCAAGGAGTTGCTGCAGTAACAACTGTTGGTGGTAAAGCGTCCGCTTATAAACCAGCACACGCTGGTTGGGTTGGTGTTACAACTTACGTAGATTGTCACGGCAATTTTAGAGTTAAGTCTGAAACACTAGTTGCTGGAAGCTTTATTACTGGTGATGCTGATGACGATGCTAGATATCCAGATGCCTGATAACAGATGAGATTTGATGAATTGAACGAAAGCAATTATATGCTTTTTGCTATAAAATACTACAATAATCCTCAATCTGTCACAAAAGAAGATTTTGATAATGATTTAAAAAGGATCAGATACGTTAAAAAGTTACTAAAGAGATATAAAGAAACTGGGGAATTGAAAGTACATCTTATATTAAACCATTTAATTATCTTATTTAATGTGTTTAATGATGCTACAATTCCCTTGTTGTTTTATAATCTAGAAAAAGATCTTTGGCCTTCGATAAAAAGTTTCTTAATTTTTTTAAACTGGATTCCTGAGTATCCTAGAACTGATCTTGATGATATTGATGAAGACAAAAACTGCCTTGCCCAATTACAATCAATCTGATGAATAAAATAGATAAAGTAATTAATATAATTCGGCAGATAAAAGAAGAAATGGGTGGAATGGCAACTGGAAGTTCTGGTTCTTCTATTGGTTTTAGTTCCTCTGCCGATCCAAAAGGCCCAGTTGCTGGTTATGATCCATTAATTAAATTTAAAAACAAAAACAAGGATAATATTGATTTTCGCAGGGTTCCTTCAAATTATAAAAATTGGGTTAGATCAATAAAAAATTAATCTAAAATAATTAAAGGGAAAATGTTCAGTCAAGGATCAAAACTAGCCGTTCTTGAATCAAAACTCAGTATGTATGAAGAACTTTCCAAAGAGATGCTAACAAAGTTAGAATCTGCTGTAGATAAAATATCTGAAAGTAATAATAGAATAGCTACAATTCTTACAAAGCACGATGAGAGAATTGATCAAAACTATAAAAATGATCAAATAATTATTAAAATGGTTGAAGATTTGAAACAAGAAAGTAAAGAGAATTGTGCTATAGTGTCTAAAAGAATTGATAAACTTGAAGAGGATGTTCAAGAGATTGGTAAAATAAAATGGATGACCGTTGGGTGCGGTGTTCTTTTAGCAATTCTCACTACGGCAATTTCAACATTAGCCTCAGGATGGTGGACACCATCTGAAATGCAAATGCAACGCCAAGGACACTTGCACCAGCAGAATGTTTCCGATTGACGTTTGGTTAAGACCGTGTTAAACTAGAACTCCTGGTAGATTTTGTGAATGGACTTTATTGACTCCAAGTATATTTCTTTAGTTTCATCACGACTACAAAAATTCAAAAGGGTAAAAGCGGATCTCTACAACTTCCGTTGTCCTATTTGTGGTGATTCACAAAAAAACAAAAGTAAAGCACGAGGGTATATTTATCCAGTTAAAAATAATACAAACTTTAAATGCCATAATTGTGGCGCTAGTCTATCTTTCAATAACTTTCTAAAGGAATTAGATCCAATCCTTCATAAGCAATATACCCTAGAAAAATTTAAGGAAGGGTGTACTGGAAAAAACTTTGTCGTTGAAGAACCGAAGTTCAATTTTCAGAAACCAGACTTTTTCACAAAACGTGAAAATTCCAAAAACCTGAAAAAGATAGATTTGCCCAAGGCATCGGAAATCCCGATTGCTAAAGAGTATCTGGAGAAAAGAAAACTTGATCCAGAAAAGTTTTATTTTGCTCACAAATTCAAAGAGTGGACTAATACTCAGAAACAAACTTTTAATCAAAACGATTATGAGGAACCACGCATAGTAATACCACTATGCGATTTTGATGGAAATCTTATTGGATTTCAGGGAAGATCACTCTCCCCAAAGTCTGTTAAATATATCACCGTGATGTTGAGTGACGATTATCAAAAAATTTATGGACTCAATACAATTAAAAAGGATGAGACCGTTTATGTTACTGAAGGACCGTTTGACAGCACATTCGTTTGCAACTCAATTGCTATGTGTGGAGCTGATGTTGATGTTAGTGGTTTCAATTTTAGTAGTGTTGTTTGGATTTATGACAACGAACCACGTAATAAAGAAATCGTCAATCGAATATCAAAAACAATTGAACGTGGTGAGAAGGTAATTATTTGGCCTTCAAATATTCAACAGAAGGATATTAATGATATGGTCCTCGCTGGACATGATGTTATGAGTGTGTTAGAATCAAGCACATATTCAGGTTTAGAAGCAAAAATTAAATTTAACATTTGGAAGAAAGTATGAGCAACGGAACAAAAGTTATTAAAAGAAATGGAAATACTGAACCACTTGATCTGAATAAACTTCACGTTATGGTGGAAGAGTCTTGTAAAGATCTTGCTGGAGTTTCTGCAAGTCAAGTTGAAATGCAATCTGGTATCCAGTTTTATGATGGTATTACTACGGCAGAGGTTCAAGAAATTCTGATCCGATCTGCTTCAGATCTTATTGATTTGGATCATCCAAACTACCAATTTGTTGCTGCTCGTTTACTTCTGTTCTCTCTTCGTAAGCAGTTGTTTGGGCGTATGCACGAATGCCCTACAGTTAAGCAGCATGTTCTTTGTGCTGTTGGTAGAGGTGTTTATGATCCTGAAATTCTTGACCTCTATACTGATGAAGAATTTGACAAACTTGAGTCTTTTATTGATCACGATCGGGACTATTTGTTTACTTATGCAGGTTTGCGTCAAGTTGTTGATAAGTATCTTGTACAAGATAGAAGTAGCGGGCAACTTTATGAAACTCCACAGTTTATGTACCTTTTGATTGCAGCAACTATTTTCTCTAAGTATCCAAAAGAAACACGTCTAGATTACGTTAAGAGGTATTATGACGCAATCTCAAAGCACAAAATCAACATTCCCACACCTATCATGGCAGGGGTTAGAACTCCACTTCGACAATATGCTAGCTGTGTTCTTGTTGATGTTGATGACACCCTCGATAGCATCTTTAGTTCTGATATGGCTATCGGCAGATATGTTGCGCAAAGGGCAGGAATTGGCATCAACGCAGGTAGAATCCGTGGCATCAACAGTAAAATCAGAGGCGGAGAAGTACAGCATACGGGCGTTGTTCCATTTCTCAAGAAGTTTGAAGCAACTGTCCGATGCTGCACTCAAAATGGCATCAGAGGTGGGAGCGCAACCGTACACTTCCCAATCTGGCACCAAGAAATAGAAGACATTCTTGTATTAAAAAACAACAAAGGAACCGAAGATAATCGTGTTCGTAAGTTAGACTACAGTATCCAAATCTCAAAACTTTTCTATGAACGATTCATCCGCAACGAAGAGATTTCTCTCTTCTCTCCCCACGCAGTTCCAGGTCTTTATGATGCTTTTGGTACTGATGGATTTGATGAGTTGTATGTTCGTTATGAACGAGATCAGTCTATTCCAAGAAAAACTATCGGCGCTCAAGAACTCATTCTGGACCTTCTAAAGGAACGTGCCGAAACTGGTCGTATTTACATTATGAATATCGACCATTGCAATTCACATTCATCTTTTATTGATAAAGTTGAGATGAGTAATCTTTGTCAAGAGATTACACTACCCACGAAACCTATTCAACATATTGATGATCCAAATGGTGAAATTGCTCTTTGTATTCTTTCTGCTATTAATGTAGGTAAACTTAAATCTAATGATGAACTGGAAGTATTATGCGATCTTTCTATTCGATCTTTGGATGAATTGATTGACTTTCAGGGATATCCAGTTAAGGCAGCAGAAATTGCTACTAAAGCACGTAGGTCACTTGGGGTAGGTTATATTGGTCTGGCACACTATCTTGCCAAGCACGGTAAAGGTTATGATGATCCTGAAGCGTGGCAATTAGTTCACAATCTTACTGAGGCATTCCAATACTATCTTATCCAAGCAACCGTAAATCTTGCAAAAGAAAAAGGTGCTTGCGAATACTCTCATCGTACCAAGTATGGCAATGGTATTCTTCCTATTGATACCTACAAAAAAGATGTGGATGAAATTGTTCCTAATAACTTAAAATATGATTGGGAAAGTCTTAGAGCACTGGCCAAAAAGTATGGAGTTAGGAACTCAACACTGTCCGCACAGATGCCATCGGAGAGCAGTTCCGTTGTGTCAAATGCCACAAACGGAATCGAACCTCCGAGAGGATATCTGTCCGTTAAGAAGTCTAAAAAAGGACCTCTTAAGCAGATTGTCCCCCAGTATCATACTCTTAAAAATAATTATACGCTTCTTTGGGATATGCCTAGCAATCGTGGTTATATCAATATCGTTGCAGTTATGCAAAAGTTCTTTGATCAGGCGATTTCTGGAAACTGGTCTTATAATCCACAAAATTATCCCGATAATGAAGTTCCTGTGTCAGTAATGGCACAAGATCTTTTGACTACATATAAGTACGGCTGGAAAACCAGCTACTATCAAAATACACACGATATGAAGAATGATGAGGTTGAAGAAACCCGTCAAACTCTTGAAAATTTAATTTCCGATATTCTAGAAACGGAGGAGGAAGATTGTGAGTCTTGTAAGATTTAAAACAGGTTTGGAGGATAAAAATATGGTCTCATCTATGACCGTTTTTAATTCTCAGGAGGTAGATACCAAAAAGCAACCTATGTTTTTTGGACAACCACTAGGAATTCAAAGATATGATTCTTACAAATATCCAATCTTCGACAAATTAACAACACAACAACTAGGATATTTTTGGAGACCCGAAGAGGTCTCTCTTCAAAAGGATCGTGGAGATTATCAATCTCTTCGCCCAGAACAAAAGCATATCTTTACTAGTAATCTGAAATATCAGGTTATGCTTGATTCTGTTCAGGGAAGAGGTCCTGGTATGGCATTTGCACCATACTGTTCTCTTCCTGAACTGGAAGCGTGTATGAAGGTTTGGGAGTTTATGGAGATGATCCACTCCCGTTCATACACTTATATTATTAAGAATGTTTATTCAGACCCATCTGACGTTTTTGATACGATTTTAAAAGATGATCGTATTCTAGAACGTGCTTTGAGTGTGACAGAAGCATATAATGATTTCATTAATAGTGCGCACCGATATGATAATTCGAATGAGTGGGTTCACGCTTTAGAACAAGTACCTTACGCACGAGAAGCAAGATATGAACTCAAACGCAAATTGTTCAGAGCAGTTGCAAATGTTAATATTCTTGAAGGTATTCGCTTTTATGTCAGTTTTGCTTGCAGTTTTGCATTTGGCGAACTCAAGCTTATGGAAGGAAGTGCAAAAATAATTGGTTTGATTGCCCGTGATGAGAATCAACATCTTGTCATCACTCAAAACATTCTGAACAAGTGGAAAGAAGGTGATGATCCTGAAATGGCACGTATCGCCAGAGAAGAAGAACAGTGGGTCTACAAGACCTTTGAGAACGCTGTAAATCAAGAAAAACTATGGGCAGAGTATCTGTTCAAAGATGGTTCTATGATTGGTCTAAATGACAAACTGTTACAGCAGTATGTTGAATGGATTGCCAACCGTAGAATGAAGGCGATTGGTCTTAAACCACTTTATGATATTTCGGCAAAGAATAATCCACTTCCTTGGACAGAGCACTGGATTTCTTCTAAAGGACTTCAAGTTGCTCCACAAGAAACAGAAGTCGAGTCCTACATAGTAGGTGGGATTAAGCAAGATGTTACCAAAGATACTTTCTCAGGATTCCAACTATGATGAATGGTGCGAACAGGAAATCCTGAACGCATACAAAGAAGCAGCAGAAAGCGATGAGTTTCTGTTTGGTGATTACGATTATAAAAAAGAATGGTTAGATAATGAGGGGACTTGATCCCCTCTTTTTTTATAAATAAATTTATAGGAAAATAAAGTTAAAAATGGATCTATCTCATCAAAGTCTGAAAAAAATTGAGGAAATTTATCAAAATATTTCTACTGATCAGAATAGTAATTTAGATGAACAGCAAAGTGATGTTTCTCGTCAGTGGGAAAGGGGTACTAGATGGGTTGGTAGGGCAGCAGATAAATATATTGGTAATCCAGTTTCTAGTGTAGCTAGAGCAGCAGCAGATTATGCTGGACAAGCTACTTCAGGTGTAGTGAAAGCAGTATCTGGAGGTGCAGTAGATCTTGAAGACCTAGGAAAA